TGCTCAACCAATCGATAAACTCATTATACACCACCGTGTCAAGTTTGAAGTCTTCACGATACTCCTCATTGTAGATAGGACGGGAAGATGAACGCTTACGGGAAGGATTCACAAAGAAGATCTTCACTTCCTTACCAGTCATCTTTTTGAAAAATGCTTGATAGTAAGCAAAAGCATCCTTGCCACAAGCATTTTGTCCTGCAAAGATTGCATACTCTACCCATTCAGGAACTTCAGGAGATTGCTCCAGTTCGATGAAGTCCATCACTGCACGTTTCAGATAGCAAGCATCCAAATATGTTTTGGATTCCACTGCCTTTACCATCACACCATTACGATAGATGTGCTTATCAACCTGAAGATTCTTCAAGCAGGTACCATTAACCTCTTCAGTTCGCTTGTAATCATTTTTACGGGCATCTAATCCCAATTCATTACAAGTTCTCTCAATCAAGTTCTCATAGACCAAACCAGATTCAGATCGAGCAGCACCACCACCCAACTCAAAATGAGTCTGGGGAAGTTTATCAACTTCGGTTTCGTAACGGTCAGTGATGGAAGAAAAATTCATCGGAAAACGTACATGAATCCAGGGAACGTAAGCAGTCCTAGAATAGCACCAAATGCGATTGGTGCTGGTGCAAGTGCTACAAGATAGATGATTGCTGAAAATGCAGGAACCACCAATCCTACGGCAAGAGAATACTTTGCCGCTTTCATCAGTTGTCGCTTTGAAAAAGTCATAATTTAACCCTCAGTTTTTGTAGAGATAACCACCTGCCCAATCGCAGTTCTTGAGAACAAACTCACGATCTTTAATCAATCGCAGATCATAACGAACACCTTTTGCAGGTGCTTTGAATGATGCTGCCTTGTAAAGTTCGCCAGTCTTCTTGTCAACGAAAGCGTGAACAGATTGGCAACCGCTGTTATCGGTTTGAACAATCTTGTGATACTTACGTCCACTTTCAACCACAAATTTGTAGTGATCGCCATTCTGAATTTCTTCAATCCGTTTGTTAGAGAAGTCGGAACTATCGTTAGCAGCGAAGAACTTTTGGCGACGAATTGCTTCATCAATGAAGTTATGCTCCAGTGCAAGGCAGAGCATTTGACACCACTCTTCTACGTTAGCAGCGATTGCGGCACGGGCATCAGCAGTGGCGCAGTAGTCAGCGAAGGAAGTTGCCATCGGTTTGAATCGTATGAACGTATTATAGGGGCATACAGGCACCTGTCACGGTGCCCTGTGCCAGTTATTCCACTGTCAGTCGTTGATAGAACCAGCAGGGATTTCTACTTCTTTCTTATAGTTGTCATCCCAAGAGCGAACATTATAGCAAGTCCACCCAGCACTGGTGAAGAGATAAGCATACTCTTCACCACAATTATCAGCAGTTTTGAGATACTCACTCCGATCTTTATTCAATTCAGGTTCATTGTCCTTGATAGATTCACCGCGAGAGGTGTAGTATTGAGGACCAGTTTCGGGCAGAGTTTCATTGTTCCAACCTGCGTTAGTGTGCAGGGAGGAGATGTTACCACCGTTAATCAGATCAGCAACCTTTTCAGGAGTGTTGTAAAACTCATTCAGAACACGACCATTGAAGGAAGGATAACCATCCCAGTGGCAATAAACAGAAAGAACAGATTTGTCCTTGAGTTGGATGCCGATGCGGGAACGAGTGCCCATTGCTTGCTTTGGTTGATTACTCCGTAATTATAGGGCATAAAAAAGGGGAGCGGTTGCTCCCCTGTGCCACTTATTGAACTGTCACACTCAATCGTCGTAAATTAAACATTCAGGTTCAGATGGATTTTGGTCACAGAATAGTTCCAAATAGTTTGGATCATGATGATCACCTGCCTCAATCTCCGCCTTATGATTTTCAGCATACGCTTCTAAATCATGCAATTCGCCCTCAATGTGACGACGCATTTGTGGAGATACTGTAGGATCGTGGAGGATTTCTTTATCCTTCTCGATGTGTTGTTCGATGCTATCCATTAGCATATTTTGTAAAGCGATGTTACTATTTATTCTTCTAAAGCACCACCAGTGCGCCAGGGACGTGGTTTTTCGTGAGTATTCTTTAACTTTTCCACCATAGAATCAGCAAGTGCTTCCATTCTTTCAGGGTGAATTGCCCTAATTCCTGACTCTTTTAGGGCAATTTCCATACTTTCTTCTTCAATTTTAGTAAGTTTTTTACCGTTTTGTGGAAGAGTCATTGGTGCTTGTCTGTACTGATGTATTTTAGCGTTTCCGCATAAAATTAGTTATATCCTTTAGATTCTCTTTGGGATTGTGTTACAGTTCTCAATCATCAGTGAAAAAAGATCCGAAACTGCCACTACTCCCATCTTCACGATTCTCAAGTAAATCCATGATCTCATCAAACTTTTTACACTGTTCCATATCCATCAGGAGTTGTGCAAGTTGTTTGACAACCAAAGGTTTTTCATTGACAGCAGCAGATTTAATTGCTGCACGAACGTGTGATTCTGCTTCTTCAATATGATCTAGTGTTTGTTTCGATAATGTCATTTATTCTGGGAGTTCTGTATAGTCTGGAATTTGAAATTGTGCCTCAGCAGAATACTTATATCCCGTTTTGGGGTCGTAACTACTAGCACCAGATGTTACGGTTTTAGGTGCAAAGGGATCTTTACGGTTTGGATCATTTCGATCATAATCATACCAATAAGAAGATTTACCATCATTTGGTTGATTGCATCGAGCAGTGTCAAGTTTACTTCTCAAAGTTTTTGCTTTGAAAACTTCTTCTTGATGTTCCAAGATGTGTTCTTGAATTACTCTCTCAACCTTCTGATAAAGGTCCATTCTCATCCATAGTAATTGCCTTCTCAATAATAGCAGTGATCTCTTTACTTGTCAATCCATTTAGAAAACTCCAAGTAGGATCATCTTTATCCCATTCAAGAGTAAATGTACCGTCTTCGTTTTGTTCTACCTTCAGTGAATCACTGGTGGCAATGTTAGCATCTTTCATTTTTGTTGAACTCCTTACGACACTTCTTTACTTCTTTAAGTTCATTTTTAACCATTTGATAGGCATCTTCAGCAGTAATTCTACCACCAAGTTCCATAGCACAAATGACTTCAACACGAGTGCCAAAATGTTTCAATGCCTCTTCAAAACAATTTAGTTCTTCGTACATTGTTCTAACTCACTCTGAAGTTTATGTAGTTCTTTTTGAACTAGAATCATCTCACTTTGTAAACGACCGATCTTTTCATCGTGTGCTCTGATCCACTCTTTATAGATGATTTCATCTAACTCATCATCAGAATGATCAGGAAGATTATGTCGTTCAATCGCCCAGGATGGGGGTGCTGATGTCTTCCAGGGATACAACATATCCTCCAGTTCCATCACCATACCCCACAACCAAATGTGAAACTTACGGATCACAACTTACCACCAACAACACCAGAGTTTACAACACGAGTGTAATCATCAAGAGTACCATCTTGAAGACACTTAAGATGCCAACGCGACACTTTAAGAACATCTTCATAATTCATCCCTGTGATAAAGTGTTGTCCCAGAGGATTTTTCAAGATGCTAGTATGCAATCCAAAACGTGTCTTTTTGATGTAGAAAGCATCATCAATCCATTCTACATCATCAGGAATGTTTTTCTCAACAGTGCCACCAAAAGAAGTTGATAGTGTAGATTTTTTGGTGTCAGTTTCCGAGTTCATAGCATCCCCACTTTCCAGATTTTTCATCAAAGATTGCTACTGTTCCAGGCAGTGCATCTTCTGGTTTATCAACCAGTGCTACACCATCTTCATTAGTTTCAATCTGATCACGAATGAAACCAAAGGGTCCAATCTTACCCTCATCCTCCATTCGTTTTTTCATAACGACAGCACCAAGAGACTCCATAATTTTTAGGATGTCCTCTGCTTTTGCACCTTCACCCAGTTGTTTTGCAACGTAAAAGTATTTGTCGAAGAACTCTCCACTATACTTTTCGTAGTCTTCAACCGTTATTGA